ACACAGCAGCGGGTATAGGGGTCAGTTATTCATCCCTTGCTAAAGATTACGGCGGCACTTATTCAGCACAGAGGCAAGAGCTTGTTGAGGCGTGGATACACAATCGGGCGCTAACAGTAATGTTTGCCGGGCAGTTCTCTATCCCTGTTTGGGAGAAGTTTATTAGCGCGTCCATACTGTCAGGTGAATTAGTGGTTCCTGATAACGTGGACATGAACACTATTTACGATGCTGACTTTCGTGGCCCTCCGATGCCCTGGATCGATCCAGTGCGCGAAGAAACCGCAGCCATATTATCTGAGCGAGCTATACATAAAACTGCACAGCAGATAATTAGAGAGCGCGGCGGCAATCCTATCGAAGTGCTTAAAGAAGCCGCGTTATGGAAAGCCAAGCTAGCAGAAAACGATATGAATTCATCGGCCTTAGAGCCAATGGTTGTGGAAGACGACGAAAGTGATGGAGGGGAAGATGACCAAAACAAAGATGAATAAACGGTTTGAGGTAGTCGCTCACGGCGAAAGTTCAGCAGAGCTATTGATCTATGGCGATATTGGTTCGTCATGGTTCGATGAAGGCGTTGAAGCCAAGCAAGTGGTTGATGAGCTTGCCGGTATTACCGCAAACACGATTGACGTAAGAATTAACAGTTACGGCGGCTCGGTAGCAGATGGAATCGCCATACACAATGCGCTACAAAGGCAAGAGGCAGCTGTTAACGTCCATATTGATGGGGTTGCAGTATCTATTGCATCATTGATTGCTATGGCCGGTGATACCGTAACCATAGCCGATAACGCGCTATTTATGGTTCACGCGCCGTGGGGTGAGTTCCCAGGCAATTCCAAAGAGCTTAGGGAGCACGCGGACGTACTTGATATTTATGCAGACGCAATGAGCGCGTCCTACGTCGCTAAGTCAGGGCAAAGCAAAGATGATATAATGTCGCTATTAACTGATGGGAAGAATCACTGGTACACGGCGGCAGAAGCCGTTGAAGCCGGATTTGCCGATCAGATTGGCGAAGCACAGAATTTTGATATTGCGGCAAGTTTCGATTTGTCACGCTATCAGGATAGGCCGGTGGCGCTCACTGCTACTAAACAAGAAAACCCAAAAGGGGAAAAACCTATGACTAAGCCAGTCGAAGCGCCTAAGCCTGTTGAGGCAAAGGGCAAATCTGAAATTGAAATTCAGGCAGCATTCAAAGCCGTTGAAGCGAAACGGAAAGAAGGCATCCGAGCATCCTTTAAACCACATATGGAATCAGAGGGCGTAGACGCATTGTTGAATACTGCCATTGACGACATGTACATGACCGAAGGACAAGCCAACGCATCATTGTTAGCCCACCTTGCGGTTAAAGCAGAGCCTATTGCGGCCGCGCGGGTTGAAGTTGGTATTAGCCCAGCAGAAAGTTTCAAAGCAGATGCTATTGCGTCTCTTGAAATGCGTGCAGGTCTAAAGCCCGTGGAATCAGGCAATCCGCTTGTATCTTACAGTCTTGGTGAATTGGCTCGCGCCAGCAACCAAGTGGCCGGTATTAAAGAGCAAGGCAGCAAAATGGATGTTATTAGTGCGGCGTTTACCCACACTTCTAGCGATTTCACTAGCCTGATCTCTACTATCGCCAACAAGACCATGCAAAAGGGTTTTGATGAAGCTGGTGAAACTTATGAGTCATGGACTACCGTCGGTACGTTGTCAGACTTTAAAGAAACCAAACGGGTTGACGTAAACGCTTTTAGCGATCTTAACGAAGTTCCAGATGGTTCTGAGTACAAGTACGGCACAATGGGCGATTCTGGTGAGCCGGTCAAACTGCTTACTCACGGCTCTTTGTTCTCGCTTACACGCCAAACCATTATCAATGATGATCTTGGTGGTTTTACTCGCACCCTTCGCTTGATGGGTCGCGCAGCAAACCGCAAGATTGGTGACTTGGTTTATGGGGTGTTGACAGATAACGCTAATATGGCCGATGCAGTAGCGCTGTTTCACGCCAGTCACAGCAACTTGCTTACTGGAGCTGTAATAAGCACCACAAGCGTTGATTTGATGCGTGTAGCAATGGCTACCAATACCAGCGGCGGTGCTACTACCGGTGCGCGGTTGTCTACGTTGATCGTTCCGGTTGCTTTGGAAGGTGCCGCGAAAGTAGTTGCTGAGTCTCAATTCGAGGTTGGCGCGTCTGCCAAAACAAACACTATACCTAACTCGGTACGCGGAACATTCAATGTTGTTTCTGATTACCGTCTTGATGCCTCAAGTGCTTCCACATGGTACGGCGCTGTTTCTAGCGCAATGCACGAAACTATTGAGGTCTCTTATCTTGATGGCATGGCCGCCCCAGTTCTCGAAGAGAAGGAAGGATGGAATGTTGACGGGGTTGAGTACAAGGTTCGTATCGATGCAGGCGTTAAGGCTCTTGCTTATCAATCACTGGCTAAAAACCCTAACTAGGGCTAGCGCTTAAATTCTTTAGGAGAATCGTATGACTACTACATATGTTCAAGATGGTGATGTTTTAGACATTACCGCAGGTTCAGCTTACTCAAGTGGCGACGTTGTTGCCCAGGGTGCTGTAATCGGTATTGCCTTGGGTGATATCGCCTCCGGTGATGTTGGCGCAATCCAAGTTAGCGGTGTTTTCACTGTTACCGTTCCTACCGCTACAGTAGTTGCGGTTGGCGATGTAATGGATTGGGACGCTTCGGCATCCAACTTCGGCAAAGGTATTACTCCGGCATCTGGTGATGTTGAGAACGCGGCTATCGCAACGGGAGCTTCGGCTAACGGCGTGGTAACGTGTGATGTGATGTTCACTAAGGCCGGTACACCAGCCTAAGATGCGTGAGCTAACAATCGGTGATGATTTCGTTAGGACTTCTAATCTAACGAATGCAGATACGGGGGTGGCGTGGGATGTTTCCGGCGCTACCTCTATTATCGCAACGGTTGTTAGTTCCGATAGGGCTACTCAGTATTGTGCTGAAACAACCTTGTCAGATGGTGATACAGGAAGTGATTGGGCTGGTGGGGTGGTTATCGTTAACATCCCAGCGGACACAACCGGCACTATCTCGGGCTATATAACAGGGCGAGAGCGTGGAATGATTGAATTGCAGGTGGATAAAGACGGTCGCAAAACTACGGTTCGTGATGCGGTCTATATAACCACAGGGCATATAGAATGAAGTTCCTTGTAGCATGAAGTGCCTAGCATGACCGTTATGGACAGGATGAATTCAACCATCCTTAAACGGCTGGGCGTTGTAGTGCAGCTCAAAGGTCAGTACGGCGGGTTCGTCGGCACAGTAAACGGTGTATTTGACTATGAGTATATTGAATTAGCAGGGTCAGAGACAAGAGCACCGGTTTTTACTTGCGCCACTCAAGATTTACCTACAGATTCGCATGATTATATTTTAGACATCCCGGACCAGGCCAGTGATTACAAAGTGATTACACCACAGCCGGACGGGACAGGAATTACAAGATTATTGCTGGAGAAGATCGTTGCATAGAGCTGAGAGCATCCTACAGGCCGTAGAGACAACGCTAACGGGTTTAGCTACTACCGGTAGCAACGTATCACGGGGGCGCATGTACGCGCTCACAACCGTTCCAGCGTTAGTTATCGAAAAAGGTGCTGATGGAGCGGTAGAAGAACGAAACGCAGCGTTCCAGGACAGAGAATTGTCGGTTCAAATCACAGCGGTTGTAGAGGCCGCAGAAGATTTAGAATCGGCCTTGAACACAGTTGCGGCAGAGGTTTACGCGGCAATGATGGCAGATACAACATTAGGTTTAGGGTATGTTTTAAATACGACATTCGTAAATGATTCTGCCCCAATTATAGAAACCGGTGGCGAATTGCCATTGGCGTTTATGGCGATAGATTTTTCCGTCATGTACCGGCATTCATACGCAAGCGCGGAATCGTAGAGGCTTAATATGGTAGATAAAAAAACCGAAACCAGCGGCGCTGATACCGAAAACAGCAAAGCCACAACCAGCAAAGCTAAACCAAAGCCTAAGCAGCGCGGCACACAACAAACTTTCATAAAACGAAAAGGCGGGGTTGTTACCCTGCCAAAGGAGGATTGACCAATGGCGTTAGTATCAAATCAAATCGTTCAAGCTAAGGTAGAAACTACGCCAGGAACATGGGATTCACCAGCAGCAGGCGATGCGATCTTATGTTCCAACGTGTCAGTTTCCGCTACTTCTGCACGTATGTACGACAGATCAGTTATTAAGGGAACACTGGGTAGTTTGCAACAAATCTATGCCGGTTCTTTAATGCAAGTCACGTTCGACCTGGAGATCAAAGGCTCAGGCACAGCAGGAACAGCACCAGAAGCCGATGCCGTTTTCCAAATGGCTGGGTTCGGAGTAACTACCGTAGCTTTAACCTCGGTAACCTACGCGCCAATCTCGACAGGGTTTGAAACCTGCTCTGTAGCGGTAGATGTTGACGGTAAATTGTACAAGATCAAAGGTTGCGTGGCTGACCTGTCCTTTACCATGAACACTGGTGAAGTAGCGATGGCTAATGTGACGGTTACTGGTCGATTAGAGTCATTAACCGACGGTTCAGTAACATCATCATATGACGCAACCGTTCCAGCGGCACTGATTGGCGTACCGTTCAGCATTGGTGGATATGGGGCTGTAATCAACGCTCTGTCCATCGGCCTAAATAACACAATTGCGTTACCGCCTAGTATCTCTGATGCAGAGGGATACGGCCAGC